TCCGCCCGGCGTCTCTCCCCACGAGTTTTCCACAGGGTTGACCACAGGCCGAGGGGTGACGGGTCGTCGTTGTCCACAGGCCGACCACGGAGGGTCACGATGAGTGATGTTTCCGCCGTGGCAGCCGCCGGCGATCGCCGGGCGACGCTGGTGGCGCTGCGCGACCGACTCGCCACCGCGATCGACGAGTGCGAACCGAAAGACCTCGCTGCGCTGTCACGCCAGCTCGTCGCCGTCACCGCCGAGATCGACGACTTGGCCGAACCCGAAGGTGGAACCCTTGCCGACCAACTCGCTGCCCGAAGGGCTGCGCGGGTCGCAGACGCCGACGCTGCTGATCGTCCCCGAACGGGCCGACAGTCTCGGCGCTGATGCCGTCGACCTTGCCGCCATCGCAGGGCTCGACCTGGACCCGTGGCAGCAGACCGTCATCGACGCAGCGCTGTCCCGTCGTGCCGACGGCCGGTGGTCCGCAATGGAGGTCGGCGTCGTCGTTCCACGCCAGAACGGCAAGGGCGCGATCCTCGAGGCGCTCGAACTGGCCGGATTGTTCCTGTGCGGCGACCAGCTCATCATCCATTCCGCCCACGAGTTCAAGACGGCGCAGGAAGCGTTCCGGCGCATCCGTGCCCTGATCGAGAACTCGCCCGACCTCGACCGACTCGTCGCCCGTGTGCGCACGGCGAACGGCGAGGAGGCGATCGAGCTGAAGACGGGCCAACGGCTGCGGTTCATGGCCCGATCGGCCGGTTCCGGCCGTGGATTCTCCGGTGATCGGGTCATCCTCGACGAGGCGTACCGCCTGTCGCCGGCGATGATGGCGGCGCTGTTCCCGACCCTGTCGGCCAGGCCGAACCCGCAGGTGGTCTACGCCACGAGCTCACCGCCCGAGGTCGACGAGTTCTCCGAGCAGGTGCGCAACCTGAAGGCCCGTGCGGAGTCCGACAACCCCGGCCGGCTGGTCTGGGTCGAGTGGTCGAACCCTGCCAACGCCGATCCGGCCGATCCGGCGGTGTGGGCAGCGGCGAACCCCGCCCTGGGCATCCGCATCGATGCCGAGTTCATCGATGTCGAGCGAGCCACGATGCCCCGTGAGGCGTTCGCCGTGGAGCGGCTCGGCATGTGGAAGGCCCAGTCGCTGTCGGCCAAGATCCCGCTGCACGCCTGGGAAGCCGTGCAGGTGTCCGAGTCGCCGTCGACCGAGCGGGTGTGCTTCGGCGTGGACATCCCACCGGACCGTGGTTCGGTGTCGATCGCGGTGTGTTCAGCCGGTGAACAGCCCGAGTCGTGGGTGTTCGAGATCGCGGACCGTCGTTCGGGCACCGAGTGGGCAGTCGCCCGGTGCATCGAGTTGTCGGACCGCTACGGCGGGTCGACGTTCGTGATCGACGCCGCCGGGCCCGCCGCCGGCCTGGTGCCCGACCTCGAGCAGGCCGGACTGCGGGTCGAGACGACAACGGCGAGGGACTACGCCACCGCCTGCGGACGCCTGTTCGACGCCGTGGTCAACTCCCAGGCGTTCCACACCGGCCAGCCCGAACTCACCGCTGCGGTGATGGGCGCAGCGACCCGACGACTCGGTGACGCCTGGGCGTGGTCGAGGTCGACCTCCGCTGTCGACATCGCACCGCTGGTCGCAGCGACATTGGCCCTGTGGGGTGCAGCGACGCTCGATGCCGAGGAGGCACCTGACCCGATGCTGATGCTGCTGTGATCGTCAAGGTGGTGCAGTCGGCGGCGCTCGGCGTCGCCCTGTGCGGGTTCTGGTTGTTGACGTCGACCGCGTGGACATTGTTCGCCGGCGGCGTGCTGGTTGTCGTCCTGATGGAACTCCACGACGCACGAAAGGACGGTGACTGATGGGACTGCTGAGCCTCCGCGAGTCTCGTTCGGTTGCGTTCTCGTCGATCCAGGACGGCATCATCCCCGCTCGCGGCGCCGGGCGTTACACCGCCGGCGTCGCCGTCACCGGCGAATCGGCATCGATGCACTCGGCGGTGTGGCGAGCCAAGAACGTCTACGTCGACCTCATCTCGACGATGCCGGTCGCTGCGTACCGTCGCACCGGCTCGGTGCCGTCGCTGCTCGCGACACAGCCGTCGGTCGTCGAGCGCCCGTCGGTGTCGATCGACCGGATCGGCTTCATCGCCCAGGTCGTCGAGTCGCTGGTGATGCGCGGCAACGTGTTCGGCTACATCACGTCGTTCGGTGCGAACGGCTGGCCGACGAACGTGGAGATCCTCCACCCCGACACCGTCAACGCCAAGTGGGACTGGCGCACCCGTGACCTCGAGGTGCGCGTGTTCGGCGAGCTCGTCGACCCGTCACGCCTCTGGCACCGGGCGGTCAACGTGACCGCCGGGTCGCCGATCGGCCAGTCGACGCTGTCGGCCGCGCGCACCGCCATCGGTGTCGGTCTCGCCGCCCAGCAGTACGGGTCGAACTGGTTCACCGAGGGCCGTCACCCCGGTGCGCTGCTGTCGACCGATCAGGTCCTCACCGCCGAGCAGGCCGGCGACATGCGCGAACGCTGGAACCAGATGGTCAGCGGCGGCGGTGTCGCCGTGCTGTCCCAGGGCATGGACTACGCACCGGTCGCCCTGACCCCCGCTGATGCGCAGTTCCTCGAGTCGATGTCGGCATCGGGTCAGGACGTCGCACGGTTCTTCAAGCTGCCGCCCGAGGCGATCGGCTACGACTCCGGTGCATCGATGACCTACAGCAACGTGCAGTCGCAGTGGCTGAACCTGCTCATCGCATCACTGAACCCCCTCACGACCGTCGTCGAGGACGCCTGGTCGGCGCTGCTGCCCCGACCCCAGTTCGTGCAGTTCAACCGTGACTCGCTGCTGCGCATGACCACCAGCGACCGCTACGCAGCGCACGACACGGCGCTGCGCTCGGGTTGGCGCAGCGTCAACGAGATCCGTGCCATCGAGGACCTGCCGCCCGTCGATGGCGGCGACGACTACCTGTGGCCCCCCGGGTCCACCACCACCACTGACGCCGGCACGGCCGACGGCGAGAACGACGCCAGCGACGCCCGCTCGATCGCCGAGCTCATTCAGAAGATCTACCTCGGGGTCGGTGTCGTCATCACCGCCGACGAGGCCCGAACGATCGCCAACCGTGCCGGCGCAGGACTCATGGGCCCGTTGCCCCAGCCGTCGCCGGCGGCACCAATGCCTGACGCCGTCCCGTCCCCTGTGGAGACACCATGAACGAGTACCGACGGACCGAGGGCGGTGTCGTGGTTCCCGAGCGGGAATCACGGGCGCTGTCCCGTGTCGAGATCCGCATGGACGACGACACGCCCGTGCTCGACGGCTACGCCACCGTGTACGACTACCGCTACGACGTCGCCGGCGGTCCCGAGATGAACGGGTTCACCGAGCTCGTCGCCCGTGGCGCAGCGAAGAAGTCCGCCGAAGAGGCCGACGTGCGGCTGCTGGTCAACCACGGCGGCGTCGCCCTGGCCCGCACGAAGTCCGGCACGATGACCCTGGAGTCCGACGACATCGGCCTGCGCGTGCGCGCCGCACTCGACCCGTCCAACCCCGTCGTCGCCGAGCTGCGTTCCGCAATGGCACGAGGTGACCTCGACGAGATGTCGTTCGGCTTCCGCGTCCTGCGTGACGAGTGGTCGGCGGACTACACCGAGCGGACCATCCGCGAGGTGAAGCTCTACGACGTGTCGCTGGTGACGTTCCCTGCGAACCCGGCCACCGTCGCACAGATGCGGGCCACCGAGCCCGTCACAGAACCTTCGTCCACACCCGCCGTCGGTGGACGTTCCCTCGCGCTGGCACGACGCCAGCTCGAGGCGCTGCACACCTGAGCAGCAACACACCGCGCCGACGTCGCACGCCGCGCCGACACGCCGGCCCCTTCGGGCCACCTGTCGCACACCTGCGCTCACCCGGTGAACCCCAACCATCCCACCTGAACCTGGAGGTTCCCCCATGCTGGAGCAGATCCGCTCCCTGATCGCCGCGTCGCTCGCCGAGCGCGGTGCCGCCGACGAGGCGATCCAGTCCATCCTCGCGACCGTCGAGTCCGAGGGCCGCAGCGACATGAGCGCCGACGAGGTCGCAGCGTTCGACGAGAAGCGCTCCGAGCTCGCCAAGATCGACGAGCGCATCGCCGAGCTGCGTGGCCGTGAGGCCGACCTGGTCGACCTCGACGAGAAGCGTGCCGACGCCGCCAAGGCGCTCGAGGCCGTGACCCGCAACGCCCCGG